TTACTTCTGCTAATTCATAACTTCCATTTAACTTATCAGCAATCTGAACAATACAATATGCAGCATCGTAAGCATCACCATAACTTGCAATCCCAACCGCAACAGGAGTTGCAGATGATGAGATACCTGTGCTTTGTGCAGACATTTCTGCATAAGCCATGTCATAAGAACCAATACCAATATATCCCTCTGTCGCGATACCTATGGCAGTTGCATTGACAAAAGCGGTTGTCAATCCAGCGTCTGGTGTATATCTGACAACAAGATCATTACCTACCATTAACGGGAAGAAAGTACCAATATTACCAGTTGATGAATATGCATCAGATGAGTGTACAGTTAATTGACCATACTCTTGGAAACCAACATTTGTGCCATCATGAATTATACTTACTTGATCATATTCAACACTACCATCACTAGCCTCAACACTTACAAATAATTTTGCAGATCTATGTCCCGACACAGTTGTTCCAATACCAGCGAGTGTAAATACTGTCCCTGCAGCACCACCAGCTACTGACACACATGTGGATTGAATACTCACAAGGGATCCATTTAATCCTTCAGAAGTTGTTGGATCATATGGTTCTGCTGGAATAGATGTGGTTGCCGTAGCAACATTGGTTGTAGAGACACCTAATTGATTTGTGTCAATTTGATAAGACCACAATACTACATTGTAATCATTAATTCTGGATTTGTGTGGGTAGAAGCGAAGAACTGATTCAATACCATCTATTACATAATCAAATGTTCCTAAATCTAAAGTAGTTTCAACTGATCCATATTGATTCATCATTGATATACCTTTACCAGTATCATGTAAAGTGTTGACAATCATGATCTGCCTTTCACCAGTAAATAACCTATCTTGAATATAAGCTACGAAGAATTGTGTCCTACCGTCAGATAATCTATTTCGATAAACATCCGCATAAGGTGTTGATCTTGGATTATTATTAAATAGGTTACTAAAGTCATCAATCGTGACAACTCTATTCGATACAGATTCAGAGAAATCAGTTAATATTCTTGATTTGAAATTAAACTCATCAGAGAAAGGTTTTTCAAAACCCTCTACATAATTTTCTGATACTAAATCAAAATCATGGAATGATTGCAAACTCTTAACTTCAACTAAATCAACTAATTTAGTTAATACACTCTCAGTTCTAACCACTAAATCATCAAATCTTTCTTCAGGTAATTGAGATTCAACTTGAAGATTTCCGAATTTTTTAAATCCTGCTGTGTGATTTAATGACCCAACAATATCTTTCCATTCATCATATTGAACTTTTGATTTGACTGAATATGAGAAAGCATGATAGTAGTCATTATCATGAACACGCTGTTGTTCATCATTTAAAAATCCAGTTGTAGTTTGCCATCCATTATCAACAATAGAGAAATGGTCTAAGTTATATTTTGATTCAAATTTAATTATTTCTTTTATTATACCTTTTGCACCAGTCGGTGCTGTATACTCATTATTTGCAACTCTTTCACCTCTGAATTTAGTTTGTTCAATTATTTGACCAACTTCAAATTCCCGATTACTTTCAACAGTAAGATACTTACTTGAGTTATTCCACGCAGAGACCGTACCCTTCACAATAGTTCCAGAACTATCAATCATTTGTATATCATCACTAATTCTAAAATCAGTTGGTTGTAACTTTACATCAAATTGTGGAAAATATTTTTCAGGTACTAAAGTAGCATTTGATTTTACTGCGTTAAATATACCGGGAAACTCTGTGTTTTGTTGCAAAAATTCTGCCATACTATAGGTAACAATTCCAACACCACCATAGTTTGGATAAACCTTTGTTAGTGTGAATAAAGCATAATCGTAATCAGATGAATTGTATCCAGAGGCTGTAGATCCCACACCGACACTTACATTCTCTACGAGAACTTTATCACCCACACTAAATGGGAACGGATCAATATATTCACCTATAGCATTTAATGTTCCACTAAATGTATTCTTCATTGTCACTGTCACTTCTTGAGTAGAATTATCATAAGTGACATTTTTTGCTCTTATACCATTTGGATTTCCAATCGGAATCAATGTTGGTGCTGAATCATTTAATGACTCCGTATTCTCTAAGATTTCAACTATCTCTTCTTCAGGATTATATTTTAAATCTACATCTGTTATTGTTTTTTTGGTTACACCATCTAAAACAACTAAACTTGGATTTTGATTATATCCTTTTCCGAATGATGTAATACCTATTGATTTAAAACCACTTAATGGAGATATTCTTAAAACTTGTGGAAATAAGGCCTCAGGTTTTAAAGTATTATCACTTGGATAATTAAATCCAATATTTTCTAGAGAAATTTTAGTTGGTTTACCAATTGTTGATGAGAACACCTCAATAACTGCACCACTTCCAATATCGGATGTGATTGTTGTGATTCCGGGTACAACTTGATATCCACCACCAGACTCTGTGATCGTTATTTCATCAATTGATCCATATGCACTTGTGGATATTGTTGTATACTTTAGAGTTGATGTTGTAGGAGTATATGAGGTAGACTCCGGTGATGATGCGACATCATATTGAAATGTTGTTGATCCTGTTGAAACTATGTTGAATGTGCCACTATATCCGCTTATTTTTGTTGTAATATTATTGTTTGAAATAACTTCATCATCAACAACAATTTCTTTATTTTCTGTTAAGTTGTCAGATATATCAACAGGTGATAATTTATAGTATAAGTTACTTGGAGTGTTTTCATTAACTTTAAGAGTTACCTTTGCATCACCAGTTACTCCTATTGTTCCAGTTCTCGATACGTCAAACGATTCAGTAACACCACTTGTTTCATATATTTCATTAAACTTTTGATCTTTATAAAAATCAAAATAGAAAGCTGGATATTTTGTAGCACTTTGTGTGTATGATAATGAAGAATCGGTTAAATCAAATATTGCATTTGAATTTTTATAGAATACAAATGGTGGATTTATTGGAGATATCGTTCCAGATCCAGTTGATGTGATTCCTACAAACTCTGGAAACTCTTGAGATAATTGATATTTTCCATCAACAAATTTTAATGTATTTGTATCAACAACATAAACATAATATTCTTTATTATTATCAAGACCAATTGGACTGTCGGATGTGTGTATTACTTTTGTTCCTGTTGTTAATTTATGATCATCAATATTAATTGAGTTTCTAATGCCACCTGTAGATGCATTTGTTGTGATTCCTGCTGCCACATAATCTAGTGGATTGAATATCGCTTTACGTCTGATCTTATTATATTTTACAGTTATTGTTGTATTAATTCCGGGATTGACATCTACAAAAACAGTATCATTATTTGTTAAACCATGAGTTCCTGTACCAACTACAGTTACCACATTTCTATCAATTTTACCAGTTACTACATCACGGCTTTTAAACCTTAAACTATGAAGAGAACCTATACCAACATCTAAGAATTGTATTTCCTCAAAAGTGGGAAGTGTCCCTGTTAAACCTAATCCAAATCTAACACCAGT